GCATTCGGGCGTCGTCACCGCGACGCTGGAGGGTGAGTGATGGATCGTTGTGGAACGTGTCGATGGTGGAAGCGGAACGAAGAGAGTGTTTTCCCCATCGTAGCCGGGGAGTGCCAATTGACCGAGGTTCATGAGGGCCACAATGCAGTCTATTCCGCGTCGAAAGCACTCGCCAAAGACTGGGAAAGCTATTACGCCATTCTGATGACGGCGGAGGATTTCGGCTGCACCCAGCACGAAGCGGTCGGTCAGGAGGGTGAGTGATGGTGGCACGCACGACGCCGACGGTGGTGATGAAGCCGGGGCCGCCCAAGCCGGAGGATGAAGACGAACGCCTGCGGCAATTACTCGAAACGCTGCGGAGAAACGTGACGTCAATCGTCAAGGCATCCGAAGAGATCGTCGAGATCGCGGAGCGCAAGCGCGCGGCATGAGAGGATAGGCATGTACCTGGAACTGACGACACGACCGGATCGCGATTACACAACATGGCTTGTGCGCGTGCGGATCGGAGATACGACGTTCGTGATCGTGAACGTCGTCCATCCAGGATTTTGGGCGCACTGGTGGACGATGTTTCCCGGCAAACGGATATGGGCGCTGCGTTTCTGGGTGCGGCATGTCGTGCGTCGATTGGGTTGAGTATCTCCATAGACGACTAGTGTTCGCCACGCTTCCACTCGGCGAGTGCACGGCGCAGCACATGTACGATCTGGCTATTGAGCGATCGATCTTCCTGGGCAGCCCATTCCCGCAACTCTTCCCAAACATCTTTTGGCAATCTCAATAGCAATCGAACCACCTCCACCATGTGACACCTCCATTCATTGAGATGATATCACGGTGGTACCGTTGCAGTATTGATATCAATACAGTATCATCTTATTGCAAGGTTCGGCTTGGCTCGGCCAGGCAAGGCAAGGCGGTGCAAGGCAAGGCAGGAGAGGTCTGGCGCGGCGAGGCGCGGTGAGTCCGGGTATGGTCTGGTTAGGCACGGTACGGCAGGCATGGACCGGCTGGGTGCGGCTGGGCATGGCGTGGCGAGGTCTGGCAGGTGAGGCGAGGTCCGGCTAGGTATGGCGGGTTATGGTGAGACGCGGTAAGGCAGGTCAGGTGAGTCTAGGCCTGGCTGGGCGAGGTTTTGCCTGGTGAGGCGCGGCGAGGCGCGGCAGATAGGGGCGGTGATCACCGCCCCTCACAATCTCAGTCAGAAGGAATGCAGCACATGGCAGTTGCCACCCAAGCATCGACGACAATCGAGATTCAGGAGATCGAAACCCAGACGATCGTGATCGCGATCACGGGCAAGCGGCCGATCATTCTCAATCGACTGGCAGAGAAGGCACGCCAGGAACTCCTGATGCCCAAGCGCAAGACGGCAGCGGATCGCGCGGGGTCACTCAAGCACAATCCGGTCGAGGAGTTCCAGGCGTCTCCGTACATCATCGAAGATCCCGACGCTCCCACGTATCTGGGGTTTCCGTCCAGCGCCTTCAAGGGTGGGATGATGGCAGCCGCCCTTCGACTTCCCGGTATTCGCAAGACCGAGATATCGCAGCTGGTTTGGGTGGAGGGCGATATGGTCCCGCTCTATGGAACGCCAGAACTGCTGATGAGCATCACCCGCTCGGCGGACATGAACCGAACTCCCGACGTGCGATCGCGCGCCATCATCCGCGAGTGGGCCACGACGATTGCCGTCACCTTTGTCACCCCGATCATCAACGAGACATCGGTGGTCAACCTGCTCGCGGCGGCGGGCAAGCTCAGTGGCTGTGGCGACTGGAGACCCGAGAAGGGAAAGGGGACGTACGGTCAGTACGAACTCACCAACGCCGATACCGATGAGCGGTTTCAACACATCATGGCGACAGGTGGACGCGAGGCGCAGGAAGCGGCAATGCAGGCCGCCGAGCCATACAATACCGAAACGTCAGAGCTTCTCTCGTGGTTCACGACTGAATCCAAGAAGCGCGGAAAGGTCGCCTGACATGGAGCATGTCGCGTACAAGTGGTCCGATCGCACGTCGTCCAAGGTGAGCGCGCAAGTCGTCGGGGAGACGATCGAGCAGATTGCCGCACGAGATGGTGCGTGTACGCCCTATCGACTCGTGGACGAGGCAACGCCACAGGACAGCCCGTTGCATTCCCTCTTTACCTGGAACGAGAAGGAAGCCGCGACGAACTGGCGCGTTAGTGAAGCCCGTAACCTGATCGCGGGGCTCACGATCATGGTGGAACGTCGCGAAGGAGCCGTGCGGGTCCCGGCATTCGTGTCGGTGGGAAGGTCGGGAGACAGTGACGCGCCGCGAGGATATCGGCCGATCTCGGTTGTCCAGGCGAATCCGGATTTCCGACAAGAAGCCATCGACGACGCACTGTCCCAACTCAAGGCATTGGAGCGGCGCTACCACGTGATCGAGGGACTGTCGCCGGTGTGGGAAGCGATCGACCAGGTGAGTGATCGTGTTGCCAAAAATCCGAAACACCTCAAACGCGCGGCATGACGTCCCAAACGTCCACGCTAGCGTATTTCGTGATACCATAATGACGTAACTGAATAGGCCAGCCCGGCAGCATTGCCGGCCCGCCCCCTGTAGCACTGAGACAGCGGCTTCCAAGCCCCCTCCCAGCGCGGCAGGGGGCTTTCGTTTTGTCCGCTGCGGGATGCAGCAATCGAAGGGATGCGGGATGCACCTGAAACTCCTACTTTCGCTGCTGACGTTCTTCTTCATGACCGACAACGGGGGATCCGGTGACGGTGACGGTGAAGGGGACGACGAGGGTGGCGACAACGCCGGCGGGAACGAGACCCCTAAAGGCGCCAGCGGCAAACCCGGCGACGATGCCGGTGACGACGATGTCGCCGGACTCAAGAACGCGTTGAAGGCCGAGCGGACCAAGGCGAAGAATGCCGACCGCGACCTGAAAGCGACTCGCGCCGAACTCGAAACCATCAAGAACGCGGGCAAGAGCGACGAGGAACGGCGGGATGCCGACCTCAAGACCGCGCAAGCTCGCGCCGACGCCGCCGAACAGCGATTGCAGACCGCCAACGCGCGGGTCGCCGTCACCGACGCGGCGACGAAGGCAAACGCGGTCTCCGTTAATGCCGTCTTTGCCCTGGTCCGAGATCAGATCGACTACGACGACGAGGGGCAACCGATGAACATTCCGGAACTGATCGCCCAGGCACGCAAGGATGAGCCAACGCTCTTCCGGGCATCCTCGGGCAGTGGTGACGGAAGCAAGCAAACCAGTGAGGCACGCGATATCAAGCCGGGGCTCGACCGGCTGACGCATGCCTATGACACGCAATCCAAGTCCGCGGCACGTCCTCGCTAACGCTCTCGGGCAGCGGTGGGGCAGGACGTGGACCACACCAGGAGTAATCCCTCATGGCCGTAACCCTGGCCCAAGCCGCTCTGCTGAGTGCGAACGATCTTCAGCGCGGCGTGATCGAAACGTTCATCGTCGAATCCTCGGTTCTCGACCGCATGTCGCTGCTCGAGATCGAAGGCAACGCCTACGCCTATACCGTTGAGGAGTCGTTGCCGGGCGTGGAGTTCCGCGCCGTCAACGCGGCTTACGCGGAAAGCACGGGCACCGTCAATCAGCGGACCGAAACCCTGGTGATCCTCGGTGGAGACGCCGACGTCGATACGTTCATTGCCCAGACGCGCTCGAATCTCAACGATCAGCGGGCGATCCAGACCCGCATGAAGGTCAAATCGGCCGTCTACAAGTACCAGGACACCTTCATCAATGGCGATGTCGCCGTCGATGCCAACAGCTTCGACGGGCTCAAGAAGCGCCTGACCGGCGCCCAGATCATCGACGCGGCCACCAATGGCATGCCGATCATCGGCGCGAGCGATAACGACCGTTATGCGTTTCTCGATGCGCTGGACAGCCTGATCGCGGCGGTCGGGGCACCGGGACCGGATGCGCTCTACGCGAATCGTTCGATCATCCAGAAGATCAAGTCGAGCGCGCGTCGCCTGGCGATCTTCGACCAGACGATCGATGCCTTCGGACGCACGATCACGAGCTACAACGGCATTCCGCTGCTCGATGTCGGGACACGAGCCGATGGCTCGCTGATCATCCCGCAAACCGAAACACAGGGGACGCAAGTGGGAACCGCCAGTTCGATCTACGCCGTCAAGTTCGGTCAGAACGAGACCGATGGCGGAATCACCGGACTCACCAACGGCGGCGTGCAGGTCATCGACTTCGGCGGCCAGCAGATGCAGGACAAGCCGGTCTACCGCACGCGTCTCGAGTTCTTTTGCGGGATGGCGGCCTTCGGGGGCAAAGCGGCAGCCCGGTTGAGAGGTGTTTTGAACGCATGACCTTGCCAATGCAGTGCGCGTGCGGCTCGATGTGGTTCGTGGAGGAGCGGCTCATCCGGCCGGCGGCAATGCCCGCGCAGGACGTGCGCATGCCAACCCACCCGCGCGAAAGCCGATACCGCCTGCGTTGTGCGGACTGTGGAGTGATTGTCGGAACCAGAACACAGGAACAGGAGCAGGAAGCCCATGGCGACCACTATCAAGGACCAGAGTCAGAACCAGGACCCATCGGTCGCGACCGACCAGAAAAACA